TCTTTATTTAATTTAACTAAAATATATCAACAAATAGATTACAACGATTCTATTAATTTACATCATTATACAACGCAAGGATCTTTTCATTGGCAAAATGGAATAAAAGATTCTAAGGTTATTTGGAGCCCAAATAAAAGAGGAAGATTTTTTGTAACTTACATCCCTAAAGCTTCTATGCAAAACAACGTAGTTGTAAAGGGTGGAAGAATGTATCCTGGAAACGAACATGTAGGCTCATTTGGTTGTGACTCGTATGATATTTCAGGAGTAGTTGTAGGAAAAGGTTCTAATGGAGCTTTACATGGATTGACAAAATTTAATATGGATGACGCTCCAAGTAATGAATTTTTTTTAGAATACATTGCTCGGCCACAAACGGCAGAAATATTTTTTGAAGAAGTTTTAATGGCTTGTGTTTTTTATGGCATGCCAATATTATGTGAAAATAATAAACCTCGTTTATTGTATCATTTTAAAAATAGAGGATACCGAGGCTTTTGTTTAAATAGACCAGATAAAACTTATAATAAGTTATCTAAGACTGAAAGAGAGTTAGGAGGTATTCCTAATTCATCTGAAGATGTTAAACAATCTCACGCCTCAGCTATTGAGTCGTATATTGAAAAATATGTAGGATTAGATTTTGATGGTAGTTATAGGGAAAAAGACGATATAGGTAGTATGTATTTTCAAAGAACACTAGAAGATTGGGCAAAGTTTGATATATCAAACAGAACTAAGTTTGATGCTGCTATTAGCTCAGGTTTAGCAATTATGGCAAATCAAAAACACTTGTATACTCCCGTCAGAAAACAATCAAAAATAAGCATTAACTTTGCAAGATATAATAACAAGAACTCAGTAAGTCAATTACTTAATAAATGAAAGAAGTAACAATAGATATACAGGCTGCTGCATTTCCAGATCAATTTGTTTCTGACTCCACTAAAGACACTATGGAGTATGGATTGCAGATAGGTCAAGCAATACAATACGAATGGTTTAGAAGAGATAACGGCTCCTGTAGATTTTATAATCAATGGAATGAGTTCATGAGATTACGTTTGTATGCACGAGGAGAGCAATCGGTAGCAAAATATAAAAATGAATTAGCAATAGATGGCGATTTAAGTTATCTTAATTTAGACTGGTCACCAGTACCAATTATCCCAAAGTTTGTAGACATTGTTGTAAATGGAATGTCTGACAGACTTTTTAAAGTTAAAGCCTACGCAGAAGATGCGTTATCGGCTGAAAAAAGAAATGAATTTCAGGAAATGATTGAAGGCGAGGTTTTGGCTAAACCTTTGTTTCAACAAATAGATCAAGACTTTGGTATAAATGTATTTCAAACAAATGAAGACGAGCTTCCTGAAAGTGACGAAGAAATGGAGTTGTTTATGAACATGAAGTATAAACCAGCTATCGAGATTGCAGAGGAAGAAGCTATTAATACATTGATGGCTGAAAGTCATTATAATGATATTAGAAGCAGAGTAGATTATGATTTAGCAACTATAGGTATTGGTATAACTAAGCATGAGTTTTTAAAAGGAGCTGGAGTAAAATTAGATTATGTTGATCCTGCTAATGTAGTATATAGTTATACAGAAGATCCGTATTTTAAAGATTGTTTTTATTGGGGAGAAATAAAAACCGTACCTATGACGGAGCTAATTAAAATTGATCCAGATCTAACAAATGACGATCTTAATCAAATAGCTAAATACAGTCAATCTTGGTACAATTATTTTAACACATCTCAATTTTACGAGAACAGTATGTTTTACAGAGATACAGCTACACTTATGTATTTTAATTATAAAACAACACATTCGTTTGTTTATAAAAGAAAAAAATTAGCAGACGGATCTTATAAGACTGTAGAAAAAGACGATCAATTTAATCCGCCACAAGAAATGATGGAGGAGGGTAAATTTGAAAGAGTTGAAAAAAAGATTGACGTATGGTATGATGGTGTTATGGTTATGGGAACGAACATTTTATTAAAATGGGAATTAGCCGAAAATATGGTTAGACCTAAATCCTCTAATCAGTTTGCTATGCCAAATTATGTTGCGGCAGCACCAAGAATGTATAAAGGAGGATTAGAGTCTTTAGTAAGAAGAATGATTCCTTTTGCAGATTTAATACAAATAACACATTTAAAAATACAACAAGTGGTATCAAGAGTGGTTCCTGATGGTGTATTTATAGATGCTGATGGATTAAATGAAGTAGACTTAGGTACGGGCAACACCTATAATCCTGAAGATGCATTAAGATTATATTTTCAAACCGGTAGTGTTGTTGGTAGAAGTTATACTCAAGATGGTGAATTTAATAACGCAAGAGTACCAATACAGCAATTAACCGCTAATAGTGGGGCTAGTAAAATGCAAATGCTTATTGCCAACTATAATCATTATTTAGATATGATTAGAGCAGTTACTGGACTAAACGAAGCTAGGGATGGTTCAACGCCAGATCCTAATTCATTAGTTGGTGTGCAAAAGCTAGCAGCTTTAAATTCAAACACAGCTACAAGACATATTCTTCAAGGTAGTTTATATATAACAAGAACTATTGCTGAGTGTTTGTCAATCCGAACTGCTGATATTTTACAGTACGCTGATTTTAAAGATGAGTTTGCTATGCAGATAGGAAAATACAATTTAAAAATATTAGAAGACATTAAAGAGTTATATATGTATGACTTTGGTATTTTTATAGAAATGGCTCCAGATGAAGAAGAGAAAGCTATGCTTGAGCAAAATATTCAAATGGCATTATCTCAAAAAGACATAAGCCTAGAAGACGCTATAGATATTAGAGAGATTAACAATTTAAAAATGGCTAATCAACTCCTTAAATTAAAGCGTAAGAAAAAACAAGAGGCTGAAATGCAACAAAGACAGCAAGAGCAACAGATGCAGGCTCAAATGCAAATGCAAGCGCAGCAAGCTAAGTCTCAGGGTGAAATGCAAAAAATACAAATGGAGTCTCAAGCTAAGATTCAATACAGACAAGCTGATGTGGCGTTTGAAATTGAAAAGCTTAAAAACGAAGCTGACTTAAAACGACAGCTTATGCAAACAGAGTTTGAATTCCAAATGCAGTTGAAAGGTCTTAGAGCAATCAGGCTTGCAAGAAAGAGAGAGTGAAAGAGAAAAAGCTAAAGACAAAAGAATTAGCCAGCAGTCTACTCAAACATCGAAAATGATAGAACAAAAGAAAAGAGATTTGCCAGCTATTAACTTCGAATCAAACGAAGACAGTTTAGATGGTTTTGATCTAGCTGAGTTTGAGCCAAGATAGGCTAAAAAATTAATCTAAATATTGTTTAACTTTGTAAAAATTTAATTAAATGGAAATAAAAGTAAAAGACTTAGGATTAGTCGAAGAAAAATCCACAGCTCAAATTGAAGAGCAGCTTTTAAAAGAGCATGAAGAAAAGTTTGATGATACTCCAAAGCAGGAAAATGTAGTAGAAAAAGTAGAGGTCAAAGAAGAAAAACAAACTATCGAACTTGAAAAAGAAGAGATAGTAGAAAATAAAACTCCGTCATTAGAGTTAAATGATGACAACGTTCTTTCTTATATTAAAGATAGATATAACAAAGATATTAATTCAGTAGATGAACTGTTTGCGGAAAAAGAGGCAAACGAACCATTACCTGAAGATGTATCTGCGTATTTAAAGTACAAAAAAGAAACCGGTAGAAACATACAGGATTTTTACAATTTGCAAAAAGACTATGATTCTATGGATGACGATTCTGTACTAGCTAGTTATTACTCGGCAACAGAAGAAGGTTTAGACGCAATAGATATTCAAGATATTATTGAAGATAAATTTGATTTTGATGAAGAGCTTGATGATCCTAAAGATGTTAAGAAAATCAAGCTAGCAAAAAAACGAGAACTTGCGAAAGCTAAAAAGTTTTTGAATGAACAAAAAGATAAATATAAAGTTCCTCTTGAGTCAAGTGGGGATGGGTTATCTGCTGATCAAAAAGAAAATTTAAATGCTTATAAAAGTTATCTTGATGAATCTAAATCTATTAAAGAGCAAAACGAAAAGAGGTATGAGTATTTTTTAAATAAAACCAATGAGGTTTTTAACAATGAATTCAAAGGTTTTGATTTCAAGGTTGGTGAAAATAATTTTACTTATAAACCAGGTACTGCTGAAGAAATTAAAAATGTCCAAAAAGACATTTCTACTTTTATTAACAAGTACACGGATGACACAGGTTTAATTTCTGATGTAAAAGGCTATCATAAAGCTTTATCAGTTGCAATGAACCCAGAAAAGTTTGCTCAATTTTTTTATGAACAAGGTGTTTCAAATGCTGTAGATAATGTTTCTAGAAAATCTAAAAACATTAATATGGATATGAGACAGGCTCCGCAATCCGTTTCAAAAAACGGAATGAAAATAAGGCCCGTAGGAAAAGTTGATAGTGGAAGAGGACTCAGAATTAGAAGTATTAAAAAAAGTTAAACTAAAAAATTAAAAAAAAATGGCAGTAAATTTAACCCCAGGTTTTGACTTACAACCAAGTGCACAACAAGTGCCTGTAAGTACAAACTACATTACTAATTTCGATTTTTTAAATCAGTATCTACCTGATACTTATGAAAAAGAATTTGAAAGATATGGTAATAGATCAATTGCATCATTCCTTAGAATGGTTGGTGCAGAAATGCCTTCTAACTCTGACCTTATTAAATGGGCAGAGCAAGGAAGATTACATGTAAAATATCAAGGTGCAACTCCAGGTGGAGGTGCTAACGTTGGTGCGGCTGGAGACAGAAGCGGTGACTGGACTATTCCAAACAACATTACTAACTTTAACCCTGCTTTAGGTGGAACTCAAAACTTAGCAGCTTTAAGAGTTGGACAAACAGTTATGATCAGTGACAACACTCCTGGTTCTAACTTATCTAATAAAGGAATTGTAACTGTAGCTCCTACAGCAGGTGCTCCTAACGTAGTAACAATTGCTTATTATGAAGGAACAGGTCAAGCAATGGCAACTGGTACAGCGTGTGATATATTCGTATATGGATCAGAATTCAATAAAGGAACAAACGGAATGGTTGGTTCTAACGAATCTGATGACCTTATTTTCGACAATAAGCCAATTATTATCAAAGACAAATATTCTGTTTCTGGTTCTGATATGGCTCAAATTGGTTGGATTGAGGTAACAGGTGAAGACGGCGTAAGCGGATACCTATGGTATTTAAAGTCTGAGCATGATACAAGACTAAGATTTGAAGACTATTTAGAAACAGCAATGTTGGAAGCAGTTCCTGCTGATGCTGGATCTGGTGCTGGATCTTGGTTACAAACTGGTGCTGTCGCTGCTGGAGCCGCTGCTAACCTTAACGGTTCAGACGGTGTATTCTATGTAGTACAAAACAGAGGAAATGTTTGGGGAGGTGGAAACCCACAAGTGCTTTCTCAGTTTGATAGCATTATTCAGAGACTAGATAAGCAAGGATCAATTGAAGAAAATGTAATTTTCGTAAACAGAGAATTCTCTTTTGATATTGACGATATGCTAGCTGCTCAAAACTCTTACGGAGCGGGTGGTACGTCTTATGGTCTTTTTGACAATGACAAAGACATGGCTTTAAATCTTGGATTTACAGGATTTAGAAGAGGTTATGACTTCTATAAGTCTGACTGGAAATATCTTAACGATCCTACAATGAGAGGTGACGTTATTGGTGGAGCAATCAATGGTCTATTAGTACCAGCTGGTTCAACTACTGTGTACGATCAAATCTTAGGTAAGAATGCTAAGAGACCTTTCTTACATGTTAGATATAGAGCTTCAGAAACTGAAGACAGAAGATACAAAACTTGGATCACTGGTTCAGCTGGTGGAGCAAGAACTTCTGACTTGGATGCAATGGAAGTAAACTTCCTATCTGAAAGAGCTGTATGTACTTTAGGTGCAAACAACTTCTTCTTATTCCAAGACTAAATTGTTACATAAATTTTACCCTCGTTTCGGCGGGGGTAATATTTATTATTATTAAATCAAATTAAATTATATTATAATGAAAAACACTACACCCTTAAAAACAAAAGCATATAGATTAAAAAGATCTGAAAGACCTTTATCTTACATGCTATCCTCGAGACACTCAAACAGATCACCTTTATTATACTTTGACGAAGAGCAAGGTATTAATAGACCTTTAAGATATGCAAGAAATCAAAAAACTCCATTTGAAGACGATCAAGATGGTAATGCTATTTTAGAGCCTATTGTATTTGAAGACGGTATGTTGGTTGTTCAGAGAGAAAACCAAGTACTACAACAATTCTTACACTATCATCCGGGTAACGGAATGGTATTTGAAGAAATAGATAACGCAAAAGATGCGTCAGAAGAATTAGCTTCAGTTGAGTTAACTATAGATGCACAAGTCTTAGCTAAAAATTTATCAACAGAAAAATTACTTTCTGTAAGTAGAATTTTAATGGGAGCATCTGTCAATACTATGACTATACCAGAATTAAAAAGAGATATTTTAGTTTACGCTAAAAACAACCCTGAAGAGTTAATTGATATTGTAAACGATCCATTGTTAGAACTACAAAACGAAGTTCATTTGTTTGTTGATAACAACTGGTTATCATTTAGAAATAACAGAAGAGATGTTTATTACAATCTTCCTGGTAATAAAAAGAAGATGATGACAATTCCTTTTAATGAAGATCCGTACGATGCTATGAGCGCATATCTACAAAGTAATGAAGGTTTAGAAGCTTATAAGTACCTCAAGAAGCGCTTAAAAAAAGATAAATAGAAAGCTTATCTTTGTGCTTTATTAACCCATTAACATTATTACCTATGGAAAAGTTTATCAAATTATTTAAGTCTGGAACCGGACAAAACAAGGGCGACATTTTAATTCCTGTAAAAGGAATTATGGAAATTAAGCAAGAAAGCGACACTGTAATTAATATCTTTTACAATAGTATTTCTTCTGCACAAGCAGGATATTCTATTGCTAATGATGGTTCAGCTACAGTTCCTGCTGAAACTAATGTTGTACAAACGTACAAAATTACGCATGATGCAATTGTAGCAAACTCTTCTTCGTTTAAAGATTTCTTAAATGAATCAGTAGAGCACGCTTTACAATTATCTTGGCAACAGCCAGTTTATTCACCTAAAGGAAGTTCATACCCGCCATCTGCGGCTGACGCAAATGTACCAGTTACTATAACTGCTATAGCTTTAGGAGTTAAAGCTGCTGCTGATCAAGCATAAGTTTTATTTTCTTATTGAAAAATCAGAGGTTACAAAAAAAGTGACCTCTTTTTTTTTGACTATATTTGTAAAAAGAATTTAACATGATTAACTCGGTTAGAAATACTGTTTTAGCTATTGCTAATAAAAATAATTACGGATATATTTCTCCTCAAGATTTTAATTTATATGCGCAACAAGCGCAAATGGATTTGTTTGAAGATTATTTTTACCAATACAATGCGTGGACTAATAAAGAAAACCAAAGACTTTCAGGAACAGGATATGCTGATATTGTAAAAGGACTGGTTGAAGTAATTGATAGTTTTTCGGTTACTAGAAGTTTAGCTCAACAAGGAGCTAATCTATTTAATTTACCTAGCGATTATTATTTAATAAATAAAGTAAACTACTTTCCGACACAAATAACATCAGGAACAAGCACTGCGGCAGGTTTAAACACATTAACAGATACGGCCGCTACGTTTGTGTCTAGCGGAGTGAAGGTAGGGCAACAAGTAGTAAATACTACAGCTTCATCAAGTTACTCAGGATTTAGTGCGTTTGTTATAAGTGTAGATAGTGAAACTCAACTTACATTATCATACTCGCCTTTTGGAGTGGCAGCAACTATAGGAAATGGTTATGGTATATTTACTACAACAGGTATTGTTGAAGTTGAAAGAGTTAATCAAAATAAAATATTTTAT